CATTCAAGGTTGTACCGATGAGATGAACGTGTCGTACGGACCCTTCATTTGGGCAGCTAGCAAGATACTGTGTCGCGAATGGAACACGGACAATAGAATCTGCTACACAAGCGGTCTCACGGCCGAGGACATTGGGAATTGGAGAGCCCAATACGATGGCGTTGCTGATGTAACGATTATCGAACTCGACGAGAGCCGCTACGACGCTCACCAAGCCCGCGGCATGCATGGCTGCGCGGCAATTTTGAAGAAAGCCACTGGAATCAGAAACTATGACTTGCCAAAACAGGTCGAAGCTGAAAGCTATCGGAAGACTGGACGATCAAAGTACTTCTCGTACTCGGTGCCTGGCACCATGACGAGCGGGAAAGCTGACACGTCCTTCTCCAACAGCTTCGGCAATGGAGCGAAATTGGATACGCTCCTCCAAAGTTTCGGGTTAAGAGAGGACCAATACAGGATGTTGGTCAACGGCGACGATAGCCTCGTCGTCATCGATCACTCGATGAGTCGCGCCAGGGAGAGCGCGCTCAAGGACCACCTAGTCATGGAAAACCGCAAATTGGGGTTCACGACGAAGTGTAAGATCCACCACGAGTGGTCAGAAGCCGAATACTGCTCGGGCCTGTTTTGGCCTGTGAAGGATGGATACGTGTTGGGGCCGAAAATCGGCAAAAGATTACCCAAACTCGGATTCGGCGTGAGACAATTGTCCGACGCCGAAATTTCGTCCATGATCGTTGGAATGGAATCTGACTTGATGCACATCCCAGTGCTCGGAGTCTACGTAGAAGCTTGCAAAAATATGTCTAAAACCTTGCATATCAAAGAAAAACACAAAACCAAGCAATACGTCGACAAAGAACATCAATACAAGAACCATTGCGCGTTGAAACATCGGCGCACCAGTGCCACCGATCAGTTCTTCATGGAAAGATACGGGGTCAGTACCCGGCTATGCGAACAGAGTCTCAAGCTGTCTATGGACGGCATGAAGACAATCACCGATTGCGTGCATTATCCCATGATGCACGTCTTCGGACGCGACCTTGTGTAACCAGCACTTGCTGGCCGCTGTATCGCTTAAGAACCGTGTTTGTGCCACGACACACTGTGCACACGCCTGTATGGGCTGCTAATACACCGATTGTAAGTTTGTCGACCGTAAAACTTTGTCTAGCTGAC